TAGAGGTCGAGGTAAGGAAGAAGTAATCACGTCAGAGCTCATCTACTATTGGATGATTGCTTTCACGATTCCCTTTGTGTGCGAACACTGGCATCTCAACCGCTTGCTTACTTTGGTTCGCATTTGCGGGATCAAGAGTGGGAAGCAGAAGAAGATGCCAAAGGGTCAGCTTGCTCAGCAGTACAGGGAGTTGAACGAAAGACGTAAGGCTGAGATGGGCACCAGAGGGTAAAGGAGATCGTTGTGCCTCAATTAGAATGGGACAAGGTTGACGAAAGAGACTATCAAGTTGGGGTTGACCATGGGGTCATTAACTTAGCGGGAGTAGTTATACCGTGGAGTGGTTTGATCTCTGTTGATGAGAACGAAATCTACACCTCCGAGCTGGTTTCTCAGTTTGACGGAAAGCCCTATGCTAACCTACGGTTTGCGGGAATGTTCCAGGCACAGGTAACTGCTATTAGTTTCCCTGATGCGGCATGGCCGATCTTGGGTATGGTGGAAGTGGTTCCGGGTCTTCTTCTGACCAACCAACCGCGTGCTACCTTTGACTTTTCGTACAGGACCATGATCAACGAAACGGACTACAAACTTCACTTTGTTCATGACGTTACCCTGTCGCCAAAGAAGTACCAGTTTGATACTTCTGGAAATACCGCGAAGCCAAGAGAGCTTGAGTGGGTGCTAGAGGCTGTTCCGCCCGTAAACGCCACCTACTTACCCACCTCGCACGTTGTGGTAAGTTCAGTCACAGCAGATCCTACCGATCTTTCGGCTTTTGAGGTGCTGTTGTACGGAGATCCTGATGGATCGGGAACGGCAGAGTTTCCTACTCAAAGTGAAATCATAACCGCGTTTGCTTAACGGGAGGTTGTTATGCCTAAGATTACATGGGACCAACCCCCAGATAGAATTTATGAGGTTGGGTTAGACCACGGTGTTTTATATTTGGACGATGACGAAGTCGTTCCTTGGAACGGACTAGTTTCTGTTGTTCACGAAGTTGGTTCACAGAGCACCGAGCCCGTGTTCTTCGACGGAAGAAAGATCGGCGATATTCAGAATCGTGGGTCTCTTTCTGTTGGCATAAAGGCCTTAACCTACCCCGATGCTTTTGCTCCTTACTGTGGTGTTGTTGACTCCGAGCAAGGCCTGCATCTTCCAGGGCAACACAAGAAGTCGTTCTCTATGTCCTATAGGACTTTGGTAGGGAATGGTGTAGTTGATCTTGATTTGGGGTACAGAATTCATATTTTGTACAACCTTACTGCCGTTCCTGGCGATATTTCAAACGTTACCATTGGTGAAGACATTGATCCAATCACTTTTGATTGGAGTGCGACGACGAGAGAAGAGATCGTTGAGGGGTATGTTCCCACCGCTTACGTAATCGCTGATTCACGATATTTGAGTGAAGGCGCGTTAGAATACTTGAACTACATGCTTTATGGTTCTATTGACAGTTCCCCGTGGCTACCTCCTTTGCCAATTCTTATTGATATTTTGGGAAACAGTTTCATCATCTCAATCATAGATAATGGCGACGGAACTTGGACTGCTTCTGGCCCAGACGAACTGATCACGAGACCTACTGCTAATACGTTCCAAATCACTGACGTAGACGCGACTTACTTAGACGCTGACACTTATGAAGTGTCTTCTACATAACGGAGGCCCTTAATGGCTACAGTTACCGGTATTACTGCCGCACGAGCAGCAGAGATTGAAGCAGCCTCAATCGTCGATGGTGAGATCATCGGAGACAACCTGTTCTTGACTAGGTTTGACTCTACTCAGATTGATGCCGGGGTTGTTAAAGGTGACCAAGGCGATCCTGGGCCTCAGGGCGATCCTGGTGTAGATGGGCTCAGTGTTCCCGCTGGCGGAACAGCTGGGCAGAGACTGGTTAAACTCAGCAGCACTGACTATGACTATGCCTGGAGTTTCGCGTTACAAGCGCTTGTTCTCAACACGCAGGTTGCTAGTTACACTCTTCAGATTGGTGATGAAGAGGACATGGTGTTGGTAGACAACGCTAGCGCTACTGTAGTCACAGTTCCTTTGAACTCAGTCGCCGCTTTCCCATTGGGCACAAGGATTAGAATTGCTCAGATTGGTCTGGGTGACGTGTCGATTGCCGGGTCGCCTGGTGTTACTTTGCGTTATGCGTCCCCGCTTACCCCGACGCTTCTTGGCCGAGGTGCCACCGTAGAGGTAATTAAGGTCTCCACAGACATCTGGCTTCTTGATGGGCATGGAAATCTGGCCACCACGGATCTTGGGTTCCAAACCTTCACCCCGAACATCGTCGCAACCACCTCAGGTCCTAACTTCGGGACCTCCCCAAGTAAGACTGGGTACTACATCGAGGATAGCCAGAAGCGGGTAATCGGTGGCGCCACTGTCCGCTGGGACACTGCTGGGTCTCCCAGTAGGGGTAATGGTGTGTACCGCCTGCTCCTCCCTGTACAGGGGGTTAACTATGACGCAGAGGACTATTCCCCTATTGGAGCTGCAAGTGTTGGTATCAATTTGGTCCACAATGTCGGCCTTCTTCATTTCAATGGTGTTACTCCAAACACAACTCATGCTGTAATTGCCGTTGAGGGTGGTTTGTTTGCAACGAACGCCGTCCCAGCTGGTTCAGCTTCTGGAATGAATGTTCATTACCATTTCGCTTACCAAGCTGCTTAAACCAAATCAAAATGGAAGTGAAATCTGAAGGGAGATCTAGTGGGTTTTGAAATCGAATCCAGTGGTGACTTCCCAAAGACAAGAGCTTGGCTAGAACGGCTCCGAAGCGATGATATTTACGATCCTCTTGACGCATTGGCTCAGGAGGGAGTCGCCGCCTTAGAGGCTGCTACGCCAAAGAAGACTGGTTTAACTGCTGCTTCTTGGGATTACAAAGTTGAACGTCAGCCTGGGTTTGCCCGGATCTCGTGGTTCAACAATAATGAAGTAGCGGGGACTTCTGTCGCTATTCTTCTTCAGTACGGTCACGGTACCGGAACTGGTGGGTACGTTCAAGGCGAAGATTACATCAACCCGGCGATGGCGCCGTTGTTTGACGCCATCAAGAAAGCTGTCATGGAGGAGGTGTCCGGATGAGTAACATCGAAAACGAAGTAGTATCCATCACATTCGATAATGATGGGTTTGAAAAGGGTGTTGGCGAGGTTCTTACTAGTCTGGACTCTCTTCGTGAAAGTATTGACAACCAGAACTATGGCGAGGCGTTTGCTGGAATCGAAGAAGCTGCTAATAACATTGACATTAGCGGTATCGATTCGGCAATCAACAGCATCGACTCTAAGTTCTCAGCTCTTGGCGCTGTGGCGTTCACTGCGATTCAACAGGTCACAAGTTCTGCGGTTGATGCAGCAAGATCAATGTTCGACAGGACGCTTGGACAGATCATCTCTGGTGGTCAGGCTAGGTATTTGGCGATTGAGCAAGCCAGGTTCAGGTTCCAGGGTCTTGGGCAGGACGTCGAGGCGTCCATGCAAAGCGCCTTAGAGGCTGTTCGTGGAACCGCCTATGGTCTGGATGAAGCAGCTACGCTTGCTGCAGCATTCGGTGGCGCTGGTACTCTTATGGGCCAGGACCTTACCGAGGCTCTTCGTGGTGTTGCTGGCGTCTCATCTGTCTTCGGGCAGAACTTCGCTGAGATTGGTTCTATCTTCCAGGATGTCGCGGCAAAGGGCACGCTTACGGGTGCTCATTTGTTCTCATTCACTTCCCGAGGCATTGGTATGGCCCAGCAGCTCGGTAGAGCTTGGGGTATGTCGGTGCAAGAGGTCGAGGAAGCCGCTTCAAATGGTGAGATCACTTTCGAACGTTTCGCAGCTACGGTTTACGACCTGTTTGGTGATCAAGCAACTCGAGCAAATGAGACTTACAGTGGTTCGTTAGACAACCTCCACGCAGCTATGAACCGAGTTGGGGAAGCCCTCTTGGGCCCTCGACTTGAAGCTACTCGGAATGTGTTTAATGCTCTTGCTCCAAAGATTGATGAAGTTAAGGAAGCTCTTCTTCCTTTGGTTGAGCTTTGGAAAGTGTTTGTCAACATCCAGGCGATCAAGACGATTAACTTCCTCGATAGCATCAATGTGCGAACTCTTGAGAAGCTAGTCCCTACGATCAAGCGGATATTTACAAACCTTTACTCAGCCATTGGGTCTTTCCTTCGCCCCATCAAGGAGGCGTTCCGAGAGATATTTCCAGCGGCTTCGTACAGGGATCTGCAAAAGGTTGCTGGCGCGATTCGAAGGTTCACCAAGAGTTTGGAGCTTAGTTCTAGTACTGCCAATAAGGTCAAGAGGATATTTGCAGGCGTTTTCGCTGTAGTGCGAATCGGCTGGGAAGTCTTCAAGGGCATTGTTGGCGTAATCATGGATGTAGTTAGAGCGCTCATGCCTGTTGGCGGAGGGTTCTTGTCCGCAGGTGCTTCCATCGGCGACTTCTTGGTATATTTGAAAGAGGTTCTTGTTGATGGCCGAGGTATTGCAGACTTCTTTGACGCCGTAGGTAAGAAGCTTGCCGAGTTCATTACAGCGTTCAGGAACTCGCAGTTCATTAGTGCTTTTGGGGATGCCATCTCCTCTGCTGCCGACGCAATTGCCGATCTGTTCGGCGCCGGAAGAGATGGGGCTCAAGGTCTTGATGGTGATCTCGGTCGAGTGGGGCAGAGATTTGATCAATTCTTAGGCATCCTTACTGCTGCAGCAGGTGCCATAGGCGCCGCGTTCAGTGGGATAGTGGACTTCCTTCAGCCTGCCCTGGATTGGTTACTTGATACGTTCGGTAGCCTTGGGTCAAAGATCGCTGAAGCAATGGGTGATGGTGATTTCAATGCGGTTCTAGACATCATCAACACTGGTCTGTTCGGTGGTATTGTCGGGTTGTTCTGGAAGTTCCTCAGGGACGGGGCAACCATCGACCTTACCGGCGGAACCATGACCGCAATTACCGAGTCGTTCGAAGCTCTTACCGGAACCTTGGAGGCCATGCAGCTTCAGCTCAAGGCTGGGGCTCTGGAGAAGATTGCCAAGGCGGTTGCTATCCTTACGGTTTCGATCGTTGCGCTGTCTCTTATTGACTCTGCAGCTTTGACTAAGGCTCTTGCCGCTATTGCGGTTGGGTTTACCGAGCTTGGCGCCGTCATGTACGGTTTCAGTAAGCTTGGGCTCAGCTCAATCGGTGGCGTTCCTGGTCTTATTGGCCTGGCTTCTGCCATGGTCATTATCGCAGGGTCCATGATCCTGATGTCTATTGCAGCCTTCCTCTTCTCGAGGCTTGACACCGACGAGCTCATTCGAGGCCTTGCGGGGCTTGGGACGAGTCTTCTTGGTTTGGCTGTTGTGGCAAAGTCCATGGCCAGAACTGCCCCTGAGCTGATCGTAACTGGTGGAGCGATTCTCGCTATTGCTAGTGCGGTCTTCATCTTGGGTCTGGCTACTGCGATATTTGCAAAGATGCAATGGGATACGCTTCTTCGAGGCTTGTTCGGTGTTGCTACAGGACTCACTGGGCTTACTCTGGCTATGCGGTTCATTCCCGCAGACGCTGGGGCTAAAGCTCCTTCTCTTCTTGCTCTTGGCTTCTCGCTCATAGCGATCTCCAAAGCTGTTGAGAAGATGGGTGACCTTGAATGGGACCAGATTGCAAAGGGTCTTATTGGGTTGGGCGCTGCCTTAGGTGGTATCGTTCTTGTAGCAAACGAAATGACTGGCTCCATTGCTGGCGCCATCGCTATTGGCGTAATGTCTTTGGCTCTTATTGGGTTGGCTTATGCTGTGAAGCAGTTTGCCGATATGAGTTGGGACGGCATGATTTCTGGCCTTCTAGGTATGGCCGCTGCTTTAATCATTGTAGGCGGACTTGGGGTAATTCTTGGAGCTTTCTCCGAGTTCCTGATTCTTGGTGCTCTCGCTCTGATCCCCATGGTATTCGCTATGGGTCTTCTGGCTAATGTAGTCGAGCACTTCGGTCAGATCGGGTTCGGAGAGTTCTTTAAGAGTCTCTTACTTATGGCGCTTGGGTTGATTGCTATCTCGGCAGCTTCTCTCTTACTTCTTCCTGCGGCCCCGGCCATAGCTCTATTTGGCGCAGCACTTCTTATATTTGGCGCTGGATTGGCACTTATTGGTGCGGGCATATATTTGGCGGCAAAGGGAATTGAGGTATTTGCTCAAGTCAGTGCTGATGGAATAGCAAATCTTCGGGAAGTATTTATGACGTTAATCCGTCTTATTCCTGACCTGGCAACGGAGCTCGCAGAGGGCTTGATTGAATTCCTCATGGTTCTGGTGGATCATACCCCAGAACTGGTTGAAGGACTTCAAGCTATTCTATCGTCGTTGTTCACAGCGATCACTGAGCTTGCTCCTCAATGGGGCACAGCCTTAATGGCATTGATCAGAAGTGGGTTGGATGTAATTGTCGGCATGGCCCCAGAGTTGTTCCAGGCAGGGTTTACCCTTCTTTTGGACTTCCTGCGTGGAATTGCTGAGAACATTCCTGCCATTTGTGCTGAAGCTGCTAACATCGTAAGAGCTCTTATGCGTTGTATTCTAGAGAACGCGCCTATGATATTGGCCGCGGGCCCAACACTTATATTTAATCTCACTTCTGGAATCAGGAGTAGGATTGGTTCGGTCATCTCCACTGGCGTTAGCGTGATTACTAGCTTTGTCCGAACGATAGTCTCGGGCGCGCTTAATCTTGTCTCTTCTGGGGCAACTGCGGTAGCCAACTTCATGTCTGGTATTACTAGTCGAATTGGTGAACTGGTGGGCAAGGGTAGAGACGCTGTTGGTAGATTCCTAGATGGCCTTAGGAACAGGGCGGGAGAGTTACTCTCGTCTGGGCTTAGCGCTGTCGGGAGCTTCATCAGTGGCGTAGCTATTGCGGCAGCCGGGCTCTTTGGTAAGGGCATTGAGGTTGCTGGGAACCTTATCTCGGGTATCGTAAGTGGTATCGGGGCTGGAGTTGGACGGGTTCTCGATGCTATCGGGGGTCTGGTCAGCGACACTATCGGCGCAATTACCAGCGGGTTTGGTATCTTTTCCCCCTCAAGGGTGTTCCGAGATGTTGGTTCGCGCTTGATTGATGGCTTGGCTGTGGGTATTGACGACCACGGCAGAGTTTTGAGAAGTACTGACGCCATGGCGAATAACGTCATCAACCACATGGCAACCACCGCTAAGCGGATGACTGACATGTTTAATGACGTTGCCGACATCAACCCCACCATCACGCCTGTTCTGGACCTAACCATGGTTCAAGGACAAGCTAGCGGGATTGCTGGGCTTCTTGGCTCTTCTCCGATTAACGCGAATCTAAGTTATGCCCAAGCACGTACGGTAGCTGTTGCCGCCCAGGAAGTCAACGGCGGTGCGTCTGAGACGCCTGATGAAACTCCTAGGCAGCTCATATTTGAACAGACCATTAACGCCAACACACCACTAACACCTGGCGAGATCTATCGTCAGACCCGTAGTCAAATCTCGTTGGCCAAATCAGAATTGGAGGTTGCATGATTATCGACGCCATCAGGCTATATTCTGCCGCTGAATCGTCCACGCCATTGGCGTTATACGCAGAGTTTGGTCTCAATCATGCAGATACCTCTCAAAGTTATATTCTCCAGCAGGGGTGGGGGTTCGATCTGGACGAGATCAACCCCTACCTCTACGGGAGTTTTGGGTCGAACGACTTCGTTGCTATGACGCCTAAGGATAGGCTCATTGTCTTGAAGATTCGGCTCAATCCTCAGATCCAGTCGGGGGAGACTCCTTCTGATCTTAGAGATAACTTGTACAAACTAATCGCTTCTGGTAGGACTGGTCTCAGCGAAATTAGGTTGATGAACGAAGGGTCGCCCAAAGCATGTATTCGTGGGCGTATCAAGAAGTTCGAGACCGACATATTTTCACCAGAGCCGACAATTCAAATCTCGATCCTGGGTCCTGACCCGATGTTCAAGAGTGTAGCTCCTATTACTCCGTCGGTGTCGATTGTCAGCAGTGTGGCCACAATCACAGATAACGTGTCAACCGCACCCCACGGCTTTGATATGACGCTTCAGTTCTCAGGAAACGATAGTAGCCCGTTCGTCGTCCAAGGCAAGGCGGGGACTACTGAATGGCCGTTCCAACTGAACTATGATTTCATAACCAGCGATCGTCTTCGTATCGTGAGCTATGAAGATCAGAAATCTGTTAGTGTGCTCAGGTCGGGTAACACTATACAACTTATGGACAAGATTGCTATTGGGCAGGTTTGGCCTCTGATGTTTCCTGGAGTCACTCAATTACAGTTCCCAGCAACGGTCACTATGTATGCCTTTGAGTATTATCAATACTTCTGGGGAGTTTAATAATGGACATCTTCCGTCTAAACGATACAGGAACTACTTGGGCTGAAGGAACAATCATCAATGGGTTGACCACAAAACTCTGGTCAGAGCGTTATCGTTCTCCGGGCGAGTTCAAGTTTACAGCTCCTCCGACTAAGCAAATCATGAACGACCTTCCTCTAGGCGCGTTGATCTCTCATGTGGACACCCTTGATGTGATGATTGTTGAAAGTCATGAGATTATTGAGAGCCAGGAGAAGGATCCAGAAATCTCAATTACGGGTCGTAGTTTAGATTCGTTCTTGGAGCAACGAGTGGCAACCGAAGACCATCTGGGCTTTAATAACCCTATGCGTGATGGGTCACCTTCGCCATACATATTTGATCAGTCTAGTCAGACAGCTCAGATTCGAGCTTTGATCAGGAGTGGTATTCAAGAAGGGTATGTGGCCCGAAGCGTGTTCGCTTTGCCGCACACGGTTGTGACCATTAGAATTGGCGACCTTAGTTTTGAGGAAGAGCGTGAAGTAAAGCGAGGCCCTCTTTATGACGCAGTAATGGATCTTCTGGCTGAGATGGATGCTGGTCTTAAGATTGAACGCCCTAACGGTACTAAAACCGATATTCATTGGGTCGTCCATGACGGGGACAAGGTATTAGATAAGGTCCAGTTCTCGCATGATGCTGGAGATCTGGAGGCTTCTCGATATTTCAGAACAAATAAGACAGACAAGAACTCCGCATATGCTATGGCATCTTATGGAGGGATTTACTGGGGTGAGGCAGGATCTACTGGCGCGTCTGGGCTTCTTCGTCGGGTTATGTATTTGGACGCAACCGACATCAAGTTGAACCCAATTCCTAACGACCCCTATGGTGTTGTAGCAGCCAGAATTGAGGAAATGCTCACCAAGAGAGCAAAGCGAGTGGTAAAGCGAAGGAAGAAAACCGACATTCTTGAGGCTACTGTATCCAAAGACAGTAGGTTCAAGTATCGTAGAGATTACAACATTGGTGATCTTGTTTGGGTTCTGGGTAACTATGATACTTCCGATATTATGAGGGTTGTAGAGTACGTAGAATCTGAAGACGAAAATGGCGAAAAAGGTTTCCCAACGTTGGTTAGAGCAACCGGGGCTAACTAAGAATAGAAAGGAACCTGTTTTGTGAGTGCGTCGCTAAGAGATATTCTGTTATTTGTAGCGGGTATGGCTATTCTTGCACACCAAACTACCGTAGCAAAGAATCCTTCTCCAACGTTAGTGGGAGCTGCTTTAGCAATGGCTATTGGCGCCCCCGCTGTATACCGAGTTTTAGATTGGCTAGTTCGCCCCAGGGAAAGGGGGCGAGAATAATGCAGACTGTCTTATCCATTACCATCGCGGTATGGTTTGGCATCGCATGTGGAGCGGCAACAGATCAAGTTATTCCTGGGTTCTGGATCGTATGGTCCTCTTTAGGAATCGCCCTAATTCTACTAACGGCTATCTACGTACGAAATGGTAGGAGTTTCACGTGACCCCTCATAGAGTTGTTCTGCCTAACCCTAGAAAGACTGCTCATGAGATAGCAGAGGGTATTCACAAGAAAGAGTTCAAAAGAACGATCCTTGCCGTAATCGTCATCGGTTGTATAACCTTTGGCGGTGCAGCATTCTATGATCAGCAATCGGGCGGACCAGAAGCTAGGTCTGCCTCAGTGTCGGCTAACCGAATTCTAGATGGTTTTGAAGACATCATTACTAGATCAGAATGCTCAAATACCTATATCAATGCAGATAACATCGCACAGGCAAATCTACTGCTTGCGTTCGGTGCGATCATTGAAGGATCTGCTACCACTGGCGTAATTACACAGGAAGACGTTGCTTTAGTCCGTCAGACTAGAGTTGCGCGACGTCATTACCTTGAGCTTAGGTCGAGAATAAACGAATTCTGTGACACTAATAACCCAGATGGTGTACAGCCCTTAAGGGCTAACGAGATGCCAGAAATCATCGTTGTAGAGGAGAATTAAATGTCATCTTACATGCTTCTGACTGGGAAGATGTACGATCGAGTTAAGTTCGCTACTTTGATCGTTCTTCCCTCAGTTTCGACTTTGTACTTCACTCTAGGCGCCATTTGGGGGCTCCCCGCAGTGGATGAGGTGGTTAAGACACTTGCTGCCGTTGCGGCGTTCCTGGGGGCTCTCACGGGCCTCTCAAAGCATTCCTATGACAACTCTGATGAGAAGTACGACGGAGTGGTCACTGTGAACACTGCCAACCCCAACAAGGACGTAGTTTCTCTGGAAACCTTCGGGGATCCAATTGAGACCGTCTCAACGAAGAAGGAACTGATTCTAAAGGTGGTCCCGGAAAGCTAGTCCTCGCATCTTAAACATCCCCTATAATGAGAACCAACAGAAAGGATGTTAGATGCTCAAGCGACCGCCTTCCCCGGAAGCTGTCAAGCTCGACGCTGCTATCCTCCGTGTCCTGTCCGAAATGGAGACCGTACCCCCGGAATCGGATGAGTACGCCGTACTGCTGGCCAAGCTGACCACTCTCAAGGACCTCAAGTCGAAAGACAAGAAGGCCCCTGTGAGTCGTGACGCTGTGGTCAACACGATCGGCGGATTCGTCCAGGTTCTGGTGGTCGTCGCCTACGAACAGAAGCACGTGTGGAGCACGAAGGCCTTGTCAGTTCTGAAGAAGAACCCAAGCTGACCATCGCCCCCCGAAGCTGGTGAAGACCTGTACGCCGTGAAAGATCGAAAGATTAATCACGGCGTATAGGTTTTCGCTGGTTTCAAGCAATCAAAATGGAAGTGGTTTTGAGAGGAGTTGGCACTATACCAAGGCGCATGCGGTACATGGCATCCTAAAATTTCGTTTGCCTAAAAATCCCGGGGGTAAAATTCCTGGGAAGTCGCATGAAAAACACAGCATATAATGAGAACCTACGAAAGGAAAGCCCATGCTTTTCCACCTCGGAATGGTGCTCGGAGTCTGTGTCGCCTTTGGCTTCGCAATCCTGCGTTACGCCAACGAGACCTGCCTCCCGCACTTCAACGACGAAGGAAGCGACAGCTTCCCCGAGTAGTACCAACAGCTCAGACCCCCGACACGGGGTTTGAGTTTTCGCATGGGAAACACCTCATATAATGAGACCCCTCTACAAAGGAGAGATTAATGGAGACGAACCAACTCCTGATCGTTGTTTCCGAAGGCCGGTACGACATGTACGGCTACCCCAACCTGATGAACCGCTTCCGAGCGATCTTCGTCAAGGTCATGGGTGGCATCAGTGACACCGTCGCCCCCGGCACCTACAAGTTCAAGATCGTGAGACGAGGCTTTCGCCTCTACACCGAACTCACCCCCTACGAGTGAATCTCAGCCATTGCCCCCTACAAGGGGCTTTGGTTTTCCTTAACCAACAAGAAAGGCATAACAATGGCTAGACGAGTTCTTCAGATCCGACTGATCAAGGACCCTCGAGTGACGGCCCCTCTTGATCGAGAGGAGTCCTCTGTCGACTTCACGGTTGACAATATCGTTGACGGTGCAGAGCGAGTGATTCGTACGATCGGCATCGCTGTCGTCGGTCACGTGGTTCTGGATACTCTCCGTCAGGTCTTGGTTGCAAAGGCTACACGGGGTTAGCTTTCGCACGAAAAACAGTGCGTATAATGAGACCCCTATGAAAGGACCATCGCAATGAAGAATTACCTGAACCGCGCCAACCGGCGTGTCCGTCAGCTGGCTGAGACCCACACCATCGAGTACGTGGTCGTCTGCGCCTGCATCGGCTACGCCGTGGGCCGCGTTCTGCGTGCTGTTTGCGAGGACTAGGAATAGACCTCGACTGGAGGCCCCTACAAGGGCTTTCAGTTTTCCTTATATTTGGAGGCTCGCTATCTCGCAAAATCTACATGCACTATAGTGAGAACCCCCTACTAAGGAGATTGCCAATGCGCCCCGAAATCCTCACTTTCTGGCAGCTGCTGGCGCTCTACATCGTGTTCTTCCTCGCCCTTATCCATGTGGCGTGGAAGATCGCTGACAAGATCGTCGACAAGCTGTTCCCTGTGAAGAACAAGGAGCACGTCAACACCCATCAGTAATCGTTCTGCCTA